AGATCGATAGTACGGAACTTGGTACAGAATCCATTCGCCTATCGTCCCTGCATTCAAAGTACATAGAAGTGTACAAGACGCAAAAGATGCGTTGTCAAAAACTTCAATTTGATCTCAATAAACTTACCAAATTGAAGTGGAGATATTACGACGGTAAGCTGAACGGAACAGATGAACTGACTGAACTTGGTTGGGAGCCAATGCGTGAAAAGTATCTTCGCGCAGACATAAGCACAATGATATCTGGCGATGATGATGTGCTAGAAATCCAGACTAAATTAAACTATACGGAACTTTTCGTAGATTGTTGCGAAAAGATCATCAAGGAAATCCATCAGCGAAGCTTCAACTTGAAGAACGCTATAGAATGGCAGAAGTTTACACAAGGTGTCTGAAAAAATAATCGTAGCAAAAAAAGATGAAGCATACATAATGATCTCTTGCGAGCGCGGCGTCGCTCGCGAAATATCAGAGTATTTCACATTCTATGTTCCAGGATATCAATTTACTCCAGCATTCAAAAGTAGAGTGTGGGATGGCAAGATACGTTTGTATGATACTAGAACATCCACACTGTACTACGGACTCATAACACATCTTGAGTCATTCGCTAAGGAAAGAAAATACACCCTTGTCTATGATGATGAGGTTCTTCAAACGACATCCTTCTCCCTTCACGAAGCAAAGGAATATGCCGACTCCCTGCATATACAAAGTCGTAACAAAGATATTGACGCTCGCGACTATCAGATTGAAGCGTTCGCGTATTCCATACGTAATCGTAGACAAATGCTTATATCTCCAACAGCATCAGGTAAATCATTAATAGCATATCTTATCACAAGATACATGACCGATCAAGACAAAAAAGGTCTAATTATCGTACCAACGACATCTCTTGTCGAGCAGCTATATTCAGATTTCCAAGATTACTCTACAAAGAATGGCTGGAGTGTAGAAGAAAATATCCACAGAATTTATTCTGGTCGTGAAAAGTTTTCCGACAAACTTGTCACAATCTCAACATGGCAATCTTTGTATACACTACCCAAGCACTACTTCAACTATGAGTGGGTGATTGGAGACGAAGCACACAATTTCAAAGCCAAGTCATTGACAACGATCATGACAAACTTGGACAAAGCGTCTCTACGAATTGGTATGACAGGTACGCTCGACGGAACAAAGACGCACAAGCTTGTTCTTGAAGGTCTTTTTGGACCAGTAAGAAAGACCGTGACCACAAAAGAACTAATCGACAAGAAACAACTTTCGGACTTTGAGATCAAGTGTCTTGTGCTAAAATATCCAGAAGAGATTTGTCGTCTTCTAAAAGATGCCAAATATATCGATGAGATGAAGTATCTTGTTACCAGCGATGCACGAAACAAGTTTATTCGTAATCTGGTTCTCTCGCTAGAGGGAAACACGTTGATTCTTTTCCAATATGTCGATAATCATGGAAAGGGATTGCACAAGTTGATTGAAGAAAAAGCTGATGGAAGAAAAGTCTTTTTCGTTCATGGTGGAACGGAAACTGAGACCAGAGAAGATATTCGTGCGATTGTCGAGAAAGAAAACAATGCAATCATTGTTGCATCTTATGGAACATTCTCTACAGGTATCAACGTTCGCAATCTACACAATATCATATTTGCCTCTCCATCAAAGAGTCGAATTCGAAATCTGCAATCAATTGGTAGAGGTCTTCGACTAGGAGACAACAAGAAAAAAGCTGTGCTTTTTGATATTGCGGATGATCTAAGATATAAGAAACATGAGAATTTTACATTAAAACATTTCCAAGAACGTGTTAGAATATACTCCGAAGAACGTTTTGAGTTCAAACTATATAATATAGAAATCAAGGTATAAAAATGGAAATACTCTACATAAAGCTAAAGAATGGAACTGACATCATCTCCAATACTTCAATTGAAGGTAATGATGTCACTCTAGAGAATCCAATGGCTATTAGACAGTATGCAGATCCTACCGGACGTATTCTATTGTCGTTTCAGGAGTGGGTACCATCAGACTTTGTCGAGACTAGTTCCTTTGTCATTAGCAAGGAAGAGACTATCGTGATTTCAAGTACATCTCTTCGCACTAAGGAATTCTATAAAGAGTGTCTTCAAAAGAATGAAGCGAGTGATATGGATTCAGATCACGATGATGAGGAAGACGAAGAAGCATCAGATGCATATTCAAGTCTCATCAAGCTACTAAACAATCAAAAGAGATTATTGCATTGAGCTGAACACTAGAAGTGTATCGCTTTGTCAAGTGAAAGTCAAGGAAAATCGTCATGAAAAAAGCCCCATCTAATCATTATGTCAATAACGAAGAATTCCTATCCGTTCTCATCAAATATCAAAAGGCGGTTAGGAAAGCAAAACGAAACAAGGAAGAGAAGCCTCCCATACCAAATTACATAGGGGAATGCTTCATGAAGATTGCCGAGCATCTATCGTATAGACCAAACTTTGCAAACTACTCATATAGAGACGAAATGATTGCCGATGCAATCGAGAATTGTCTCATGTATTTCGAGAACTTTGATCCAAAGAAATCGAAGAATCCATTTGCATATTTCACTCAAATAGTGTATTATGCTTTCATTCGTAGAATCTCTAAAGAAAAGAAACAACAATACGTCAAATATAAGTCTCTGGAGAATTCAAGAATATTTGATGACATTACTGGTGAGGATCTTGAACTTTTGGGTACAGAGATTAAATCTAGCATTGTCAAAGGTCAAGAAATATATGATAACATGGCCGAGTTCATTGAAAACTTTGAACAGAGTCGAAAGATAAAGAAAGAAAAGTCTACCAAAAAAACAGGAATAGAAAAGTTTTACGAAGGAGATACAAATGGCTGAACAAGAGTCATTACCAAGTCAGATTGAATACTTGATGAAAAACATGCTGGATCAATCGCAAGATGTTTGGAAGAGACAAAACTTTCGTCAACGTCTTGTGCGTATGCGCGATCTTATGAATGACAAGATAGCAAAGTATGATGCAGAGTATGCCAAAGCCAATCGCAATGTAACTCCTTTCAAGAGAGCGTCCAAGTGAAGATTGCTCTCATTAACGATACTCATGCTGGCGCAAGAAATGATTCTCTTGCGTTTGATGATTATTTTTTTCGTTTTTGGGACAATGTCTTTTTTCCATATCTCAAGGAAAACAACATAGACACAGTCATTCATCTTGGCGATATCGTTGATCGTCGCAAGTTCATCAACTATGTCATCCTCAATCGTTGGAGAAACAAGTTCTTTGGTCGTCTAAAGGAGATGAATGTAAAGCTGCATGTATTGGTAGGAAACCATGATGTTCCATACAAGAATACAAACGATATCAATGCGATTGAAGAACTTTTTGAACAGAGTGATACCATTCGAGTTTATAAGGAACCTTGCGACATCTCTATTGATAATTTTGACATTTGCCTGTTACCTTGGATTAACGTCGAAAATCAGCAAAGAACTCTTGACCACATCAAGGCAAGCAGAGCACAGGTAGCATTTGGTCATCTTGAGATAGCTGGATTTGAAATGGATCGCGGTAATGTTTGTCGCGATGGAATGAATCGTTCGGTATTTGACAAGTTTGAAATGGTTCTTTCTGGTCATTTTCACCACAAGTCTACAGATGGTCATATTGTTTATCTAGGCAATCAATATCAAATGACATGGGCAGACTATGATGATAAGCGTGGATTCCACGTGTTTGATACAGATACAAGGGAATTGGCATTCGTTGAAAATCCATATCAAATGTTCTTCAAGATTACATATGATGACAAGAACGATTTGGACTTCGATAAGTTGAAAAAGCTTGATTTCAGCGAGTACACAGGAACATATGTGAAGATTTTGGTTTTGCACAAGACCAATCCATTCTTGTTTGAGCGATTCATGCAAAAGTTGATCGATGCTGCTCCTTTGGACATAAGCATCGTGGAAGACTTTTCCGATTTGACAAATAAGGACGATAGTGATATCATAGATGAAGGTGAAGATACCATGACCATACTTGATAAGTATGTCGATGGTCTTCAAATGGATTCTGCCGATAAGCTTAAATCGATTCTCAGAGAACTTTATCTGGAAGCAATAAATTTGGAAAAAGTATGATACTCTTTGAAAAAGTTCGTTGGAGAAACTTTCTTTCTACAGGAAATGACTTCACGGAGATTACACTAAACAAATCTCCTACAACACTAATCGTAGGAAACAATGGAAGCGGAAAGTCAACACTCTTGGATGCGTTGACTTTCGCTCTATTTGGTAAACCATTTCGCGGTATCAATAAGCCAGGACTATTGAATAGCGTCAATGAAAAAGACTGCGTTGTCGAGATAGAGTTCATCATAGGTAAGAAATCCTACAAGATCCTTCGCGGAATCAAGCCGGGCAAGTTTGAAATCTATTGTGACAATGAACTAGTCAATCAAGATGCGTCTTCGCGAGATTACCAAGAGTATCTTGAAAAGTTCATTCTCAAGATGAACTACAAGTCGTTTACCCAGATCGTAGTTCTTGGTTCATCTACCTTTGTTCCGTTCATGCAGTTGTCTGCTGCGGATCGTCGTGCAATCATAGAAGATCTTTTGGATATACAAATCTTTTCGTCCATGAATGTTGTATTGAAGCAAAAGCTTCAAGCAATCAAGGATGAGATGAGTGACGTTTCTCATCGTAGGGAAGTTGTAAAGGTCAAGATCGAATCAACGAAAAAGTTGATCAACGAGATTACCAATACAAAAACTCTTCATATTGAAAAGACACAAAGAGACATTGCAAATAGCAAATCTCAAATAGTTACTTTGGAAAAAGAAAAGGCGTCTCTTGATCAAGAGATCGTTAAGCTTCAATCTGAAGTCGTTGGTGAGAAGAAGCTGGTTGGCAAGTCCAACAAGCTAAACAGTCTCATCGTCAAGATACAGGACAATGCCGAGAAGGCACAGAGCGAAATTAATTTCTATGAAACCAATGATGATTGCCCGACATGTCGTCAATCAATTAGCGAAGATTTCAAGAAAACCCAGATTCAGACATTTCAAGACAAGATTGCAGAATACGGCAATGGTCTTAAGGAAATAGATAATGAATTGGAGAAGATCAATACGCAAATTGCTCAGATCCAAAAGACGTTGAAAAAGATAAAGGACAAGACATTCAAGTCTCAGGAAAAAAATGCAACTATTACTGCAGTCAATGGTTATATCCAGAAGCTACAAAAAGAAATTGATACCATTGAGCAGAACAAGACAATAGACACAACGCATACTGATGATCTAAAAGCACTTGAAAAGCAACTGAATGATCTTGTTGAAGACGAGAAGAGATTGGTCAATGATAAGCATCATCATGAACAAGTTTCTATTCTACTGAAAGATACTGGTATCAAAACCAAGATCATAAAGCAATATCTTCCAGTCATGAACAAGCTAATCAACAAGTATTTGAGTAGCATGGAGTTCTATGTCAACTTCAATATCAATGAAAGCTTTGAGGAGGTCATCAAGTCTCGACATCGTGATGAATTTGCCTACGAGAATTTCTCCGAAGGCGAAAAGCAAAAGATCGACTTGGCACTGCTGTTCACTTGGAGAGCAATTGCCAAGATGAAGAATAGCGTGAATACGAATTTGCTGATATTGGATGAAATCTTTGATAGCTCATTGGACTCAAATGGCACGGAAGAACTACTGAAGATTTTGAACTCCATAAGTAGTGATACCAATGTTTTTGTTATTAGTCACAAGGGTGCATTGCTACAGGATAAATTCAAAAGCACAATTGCATTTGTAAAGCACAACAATTTCTCAAGAATTTCTACTGAGGCTAGTTCCTTTTAGTTCCTTTTAGACCATTATCATGTCGTCCCGGTTTGAAACCGAATGGTATAGAATCATCTATTAATATCTGTTTTGATTCTATACCGTTTGTTATCCATTTTCTCTTTTGACCTTTTTTAGGGGAAACAAACATACCTTTTAATCCTAAATTCCAAGGTTTTTTGTTGTACATGGGATTTTTCTTACCTAATTTTGATAGGCGAATATTTTCTGCGTGTTTTTTTGTTTTTTTAACACCTAAAGTTTTTAGTCTTATTTTATTTCGCGTTGATTCTTTGATTGATAGAG